AATTTCTATTTATCAAATATTACATATATTTCAATTCAGAGAAAATCTATACTGATGGCGATGTATATAGTGATGATAAAATTTACAACGAAAATATAAATCAAGTAATGTCATTGTTCAGGTGTATACAAAAATATATTCCGAAAAAAAAAGAATCAAGAACGTCTTTATTCATGAACATGTTTGGTTTTTTTAGAAAAATAATTGATTTTCATAACTATCAGATGAACATATATAAATGTCTTTTCGACGAAGATGATCAAATCAAAACTATTTTATATGATCTGGATCGTAGAAATCAGGATTTAAGTCAGGAATATGTGAGGGAAATGCAAGAAAATATGAAGGAAGATTCGGAGAAGAAGAAAGATTCCGAGGAAAAAAGATTAAAGATCATCGCGGAACTTCTAGAAGAGGATAGCAAAAAGGAATCTGTTAAAAAGGAACCACCTGTCAAAAAAGAACCACCTGTCAAAAAAGAACCTGATCCGAAAAAAATAGCAAAGAAAGAAGAGGCTGAAAAAGAGAAAATGCGTTTAGAAGCTGAACAAGAAAGACGAAAGGAACGGAAGGAACGACTGCGTCTTGAAAAAGAAAGGAAGGAAAAAGAAGAGCGCGAACGAATAGAACGTGAAAAAATGGAGAACGAAGAAATGAAAAGAAAGAAACTAGAAGAAGAAGAAATGAAGAGAAAGAAAATAATTATTGATAGAGATAGGAGAGCTGAATCTTTGATTGAGATAGAAAAATATGAAATAAAACTTGATTGTTTAGATAAAATCAAAATTATTGATGACGTGACAAGAGCGACTTATGTTATATTTGGAGAACTGTTCTATGAATATATTGCATTCTTGACTAAATTACTTGAAGAGAAGGAATTATTTTATATCATTGTTATGGGAGGTTCATCAATTGAAAAACAGTGCAGTGAATATAAAACAAATGATGTTGATGTTAAATTTATTCCTTATGATATAAATACAATAGTTGAATACAATGATGATAATTATAAATTTATCATTGACATCATTAACAAATTTGTTGTCAATAAGCTATCATTATTATTTACAAATAAATCAAGTTTACAGACCATTTATAATAAGATTGAAACAAAATTCGTTAATCGTCCTGAATTGAATAAATATAAAGATGCGCTTTATAATTCTATCAATTGTGAGCAAGATAGAATTGATCTTAAAAAGGATTTGTTTTCATTAAGTGCATTTGTTAAACCAACAAAAAAAAATTTTGAGTCAAAGTCAAGTATTTATCAGAAGATTATCATTGATTTGAAAAAACTTCAATTAAAAAATAGGAGGGGAATGTATAGTGAATCTGAAATAATTGATTCAAAAACTATAATGGATGTTTCTATTTTGAAATCAAATCCCAAATCCAGCGTTAAATCCACTAATATTCATAGAAAATTAATGAAGGCCATAGGTCATGAATTTATGTTTGAGAAAAATAGACGTGTGCCTAAATTTCACAGAAAGGATGGATTGAATCTTGTAGATATTGAGTATTTACTAAAAGAAAAAGAATTGCTGATGAATAGTAATATAGACGACCCTGAACATAATTTCATAGATGTTGAAGAAGTAGACGATGAAATTAAAGAAGACAGGTTCAAATATGTTAAAGACAAAAGTGCGAAACAGTATAGTATATTGCAAGAATGTAAAAAACGTTTAGAAAAAAAATCCTGAACAATTATCCCTATTGTATTTTTAAACACCTAAAAATCGTGTTTAAAAAATTAATCTCGCAAAGGTCCCAGAATTTTCTGTAGATTATTTATAATCATGTGATTTGGTATCGCTTTTGACGATTCATAGTCCTGAATAATCTTTAGAGGTAAAGATAATTTGTATGCCAAATCTTTCTGTGATAGTTTCAGCTCACATCTTCTTTGTGCAATCTTTTTCGCCATCGTCATTGAAACTTTTTTATGAACAAAGCTATCAACATCTCCATCAATGTTTTTCACAACGACATCTGATATCTGCTTATTACATGTATTCTTTGCAAGAGTTGCTACTTTTGAACTATCAGTTCGTTTTAATCTTAGAATCTGCTGTTCCTTAGTTTCATTCTTTTTTCTTTCATTTGTTTTATTCCATGAAAGAGGTTCCCAATCTTGCCAGTTATTATTCTTTTGCATCTTTATATATTACATATATTTTTTTGTTTAAATTCAAATTAATGCTTTGTGCTTCCACTAAACAATATCGTCACCTTGACAACATGTCTTCTTACTTTCAAAAGGCAAAGTCTGAATATGATTCCAGTACTCTAGTTCTTTTTTGTAATTAATAATATTCACATCATCGTCGGCGTTTAAAACAGAATCAACAGTTGAATTTAAATAGGGAAAAACTGGTTTAATTAGTTCCTTTTTGAAATAAATTTTTCTAAAACAAGCAATGCATAATAAATGGTCACAAAATAGACGCTTTGCACAGCAAGTATTATTTTTTGAACATATATTGCATGTTTCATTATTTTGTATTTTAACCTCTTTGTCGTCTAATGGTATACTGTTCACACATTCTTCACAAAAACCATCCGAACCTTCCTTAACTTCAAATTTATAACAAACTGAATTATTTTTACACTGCTCTATTTTTTTAAAATTGAAACTAGGCATTAGACAACAAGAATTACCCGAACAAACAAATCTCTGCGACATTTTTTTATAAGATTTACAGTTTGTCTTTATAACATTTTTTTTTACATTTAAAGTTTTTCCCGTTAATAAAATTAAAATGATGTCCATGAAAATAATTGAGAGTGAGGAAGATGAAGACAAAAAAGTTATGTACAAAGATGTAAATATGAGCGATAATTCACTTGTTTATTATTCATTTTATGCGTATAATATGATTGTGTCTAAATATTTTCAAAATATAAAGAATGACTTTGAAGCAGATGAAATTATACCTGGAGTATTTTTAGGCTCTATCAATTCAAGCTATGATCTGGATGTTTTGAAATCAAAAGGTATAACACACATTATAAGTGTGATTTTGGGATATGTCCCCGCTTATCCAGACGATTTTAAATATTTGATTATAAACGTTCTTGACAATGAGAATAATAGTATATCCGATGTTTTTCAATCATGTAACAATTTCATTAATCATGCATTGTTCGAGGAAAACGGAAAGGTTTTGATTCACTGCATGGCCGGAAGAAGCAGAAGTGCTACTATATTATCTGCATACATTATTGATACATATGGAATGAACGTAGATAATGTTTTAAATTTACTCAGGAGTAAAAGAAAAATCGTTGAACCCAATTCATCATTTATAAAACAACTGAATGACTACTATAAACATAGATTTCTATTATAGAAAACTCACTTTACTTAGTTTTTTCCACCTTTTTCGTTACAAGAGAATCCGTTTTGGGAGTTTTCTTTTCATCTTTATTTTTCGTTATAAGAGAGTCCGTTTTGGGAGTTTTCTTTTCATCTTTATTTTTCGTTATAAGAGAATCCTTTTTCGGAGTTTCACTAGATAAAGGTTTTTTCTTGTATGGAGGATCTAAAAATAAATTTAATATTGACATCTCTCTAGCTGCTTTTATAGATTTGTCATCAATCTCATCAATATATTCTCTGAACGGATCCATCATTGTAGGACTTAAATACAAACCCGAATTAGGGCTTAAATAAAAATGTCCATTGAATCCGTCCTTTTTCATTTTCTTTGATCTTGTCTTCATTTTGCGTGACTTTTTTATAGTCCTTGATTTTTTTATTTTATTCTTTGTTGATTTCTTTTTAAATTTGTGCTTGTGCTTTTTGTTCATTCTCAACAAATATATTTATTTATAACAAATATATTTTAATAGTATTTTTTATTTATTTCAACATGCTCGGGATTTTGTAACTACGCTTTTCTTTTATTTCTTTGAATCTAGAAGATTCTTCTGACGATTCCATTTCATCGTCATCGTTGTCATCGTCATCGTCGTCGTCGTCGTCATCGTCATCATCTTCGTCGTCGTCATCAGTCGCCAAATCCTCCTCGTCCAGATCCTCATCATCAATAAAGTTTTCAATTTGTCCATATCCAAGGACATCAAAGACTTTCCAAATCTTTGTCTCATCACTATCTCTCTTTTTGAAATCAAAATCAATCATCTTCAACACACCATCAAATTTTCTGTGGAATGAAGCATGATTAATATCAACCTTTGTCATTTCCTTCGCGCAACTCGCCGAAACAAAATGATCCATGTCAATGTCAAATACGCTACAGTCGTCTAATATGCTCCATTCAATGCTTTCAATCTGATTTTTCAAATGCTCCAAACTTCTCTCATTACCATCAACTCTAATAAAATAATACCATGATTCACATTCTTCCGAACTTGTCTCCATCAAAATAACATAAGATCCATCAGTTTTTTTTGATGGTACATAATCCAACTTTATTCTCTTCTTTTCAACGATTTCTTCCATTTATTCAATTTTATTACAAAGAATATATGTTTAAATGACATTATCAAAAAAAAGCCATTTAAACATATATTCTTTTGCATTAAAAAATGGAAGAACCCAAAGAAGTTATCAATATTAATAAAAACTGTATTAAGAAGAAGAAAAGTCATATGTTTGAAATATATATTAGCAAAGTTCTAAAACAGATTTCAGCAACAAATGGAATTACAAACAATGCTAAGCAACAGTTAAATAGTGCAATGTGTCATATATTAAAATACATTTCTTCATTAATATTAAAATTAACTATATCAGGTAGAAAAAAAACAATATCTGTGAAGGAAGTTGAGAACTCTTTAAAGATTGTTTTGTCGGGTGAATTATTGAATTGTGCATTAGAAGAAGGTAATAAATCGTGTTTGAATATATCTTCGTCATCAGCCGAAAATATAAATTTATCAAGACAGCAAAAGGCATCAATTATATTTCCCCCATCTGTTGTAGAGAAATTTTTAAGAAATTTTGGTTCTTCAAAAATCATGGTGAATAGTTTAGCTCCGGTTTTTTTGGCTTCAGTGATTGAATTTATTTCGTATGAAATACTTGAATTAAGTGTTAATTTCTGTAAAGAAAATAAACACAATAGAATTACTATAAGAGATTTAGAATTATCTGTTAGAAGTGATGTTGAACTCAATCTTCTTTTTCAGAAACTAAATCTAACATTTCTTGGCGGAGGCGTGTTACCTTATATTCATACATCTCTTTTCAATAAAGTAACCAAGAAAAAGAAACCTTTGAACGCCGCAGCAAAAGAAAGTCATCATCGCTTTAGACACGGTACACTAGCTATAAAAAATATTAAAAAACAACAAAAGCTTAGTAACACGTTGACTCTAGCAAAAACTACATTTGAGAAAATAATAAGAAGCAAGTTTAGGCAATTTCATCAACCAAATGATGGATTAATAAAAATAAGCAAGGAAGTTTTTGTCGTATTGCAGTATTTCATAGAACAGTACATTGTTCAAATATTGAATCACAGCAATTATTTATCAATACACTCTGGGCGGGTTAAAGTTATACCAAATGACATCTTGTTGTATTTATTTTTCAAAAATGAAAATCAAAACAATCCATATATACTGTCTAAATTGAATCTTTTTTCATTGGATAGCGAAAATCTTTTGAATCAACAATCACCAACATCAAACATGACATCGTCTATTTTATCTGATAATTCTTTATTTACAGAACCTTCACTGACAAATTCAAATTCAGATGAAAATAACTTTGAAGATGATGAGCAGCCACAGTTGATAGAAGAATAATTGAATTTTATTTTTATTTATTCATTATATATAAAAATATGTATTATAAGATCCGCATTAAAATTTACAACAGTTTAAATGAAATAGACAAGATGAATTACTTACTTGATTGCGAAGTTCTACTTGATCCATATAGAGAAGATTGTTGGTATTAGCTTTTCGTGTTTAATTCAGATGATTCAGCCACATTGTGGTTTAAAATCTGAAGAGATTCGTAAACATCATTTACAATTATAGTTTTTGTTTTATGTTCAGAATTCACTATCAACATAGTTTTAATTATCTCGTCAATTTTATTATTCATAACATGCCTTATAGTTTCAAAACAGTCATCAGATAAACTTTTTATACCAGCTTGTCTCGCCAATTTAGTTAAGGATGGTTTAGAAATAGTTTCCATAATTTTTTTTTTGTTAACAATTATTGTTTAACCTTTTAAATGATATATAAATGTTTTTTTTTCTTAACACGTTTCGTTTTTGTTAAGAAAAAATATAATAAGTTTAGCTACTTTTCATATACCCTGTTTTGACAATCTTTTCAAGTATTAACTTCACCCAACAACTGGTTACGAACCTTGTTTTGCCAATCCGTTCAAGTACTCTTGCCAATCTTTATCGGAAACTACATCACCGGTTCCACTATTAGCCTTTGCTTTATCTTCAAGAGATAATTTGATCTTCTCAACTGAAAATCCTTGAGCTTTTAGCTGTTCAATCATCTGGATAGTCTGAGGATTCATTGCCATTTGAGGTCCTGCTCTGGTGTAAGGAACAGAATCATCATATTCCCATCCGGCGTCGATCGCATCAACAGTATTTCCTATACCATAGGAAGAGCTTAAAGCTCCTGGCAATATAGTATTACGAGGATCAGCAGAAACTTGGAATAGAGAATTCTTCTCAGGAATTATCTTAAGATCACCTCTAATGTAATCGGCCTGTCCACGGCGTCTACCTCCAATTTTAGTAGAAGTAAATCCAATAGTTCCAATAGTTCTATCATAAACGTACTTATTGTTTTCACCAGCACTAATATCTGTCATATCAGGAACAGGCAAACCAATTTGACCATCGGATTCATTGTAAACAGGGATATTCTTAGAACCGGTGTTGTAATTCTTTATAAGCTCATAATCAGATACATTGAAATCTTCCCTATTTCCACCAGCCATTTCACCGTAACTCATAGGAGAGACGCTAGAATTTCTGTGTTCAAAACCTTCTTCTTCTTCGTCATCCTTGAATTCAGGAGGTTTATATCCATCTTGAGAAACAACTACTGGAGTAGATGTAGTTGCTTCAGGCATTGGTGTAGGTGTTGATACTTGCTCAGTAGAACTTCCTCCACAATAATTTTCATAATAACGATGATCATTCTCATCATCGCTACCATCACAATAATCATCATTTTTTCCACCGCTTGAATAACAATACATTCCCAATGCACCAACTAACACAACTGCTGCAACAGCAGCGATTGCTGTTTTATTACTTTTATTATTTTCACTACCAGTCATTTTTTTATTTTATACAATAGAAATAAAAAAAGAAAAAAATATTAAAAATATATTAAAAAAAACTGTTAAGACAATTTTTTATAATAATTCTATGAATTTATTTTTTATATATGGATTATTTGTGATTAGTTTTTCTATAATTGAATTGAAATCATTAATTGTAGTTAAATTATTCATGTAGTTTACTAAACTATCAAAGTTACAACGAGCTTGGTTATTGTGATTTTTTTCCTTTTCAAGCTTAATTTTGTCACTGATCATTTTTAGTTGGGTGATTGACAATAAATCGGACTCATCATATGATATTGATAGAGGGTTAATTACTATTAGATTCTCTTTCTCATCTACCGATTCCCTTATAAAGCCGAATTCCTTGTTGAATTTGCGGTTCATTTTATTCACAATTACATCATCATTAATGAATGTTTTCAAATTACCAATGATACAATTCAATTCGTTTATCTTACAATCTCTATCCATATAAGATTTTATTGAATTCATAAAGTCGCTCACGGTTATTTTTTTTTTCATGAAGAATAGTTTATAATACATATCATAATTGAATTTCAACATATATGGTTTAAACTTATCCGAACAAGCCTCATCTATCTTGAAATCGGATGATATAAATTTCAATATGTAATAGTACAAATCCAAAGGAGTTCTATTTTCAAGTTCGTATTTATTACTCCCAATTAAAGAAGAGTATTTTTTATGAATGATTGTGAATTTCTTTAACTCCTTTGAATTTCTAAATTTTTCTCGTCGATAAGTCGTTCCACTCAAGAAATTTGACAGCTTCAATAAATTTTGAAATTCAACATGATCCAAATTCTTGTGCATAATGATCTCATATACTGAAGTCAGCAAAATGCTGATTATATCCTGACTTTTACTGAATTTGAACAACTTAATAAAACCATGATGCTTATTTTCAAAACTCACATATGATTTCCCATAATCAATTATTATTGGAATAATCTTCGTTTTTATCGTCACAACCTTGTTAATATCAATTTTGTAATCTATCGTTTCTTCTTCATCCAGAAACTGCAATAAAACATTCCAAGGTGTTAGATCATAGTGCACAAAGTTGCATTTAACTTGTGATATATGAAGAGATAAACATAGTTGAAGAATTATATACAAATAATCATTGAATTTGAACGATTCACTCTTTATGTATTCAAATAATGTAATACTGTTCGGAATATATTCGTTTACGATGTATTTTCCTTCATACATAAAATCAAACGTGTAATAAAAATTAGGAATCTCTTTTAGTATCTCGTTTATGCATGAAATTCCAACAAACGCTTCGTGAATATTCTCCTTCTCATTATTGAAATTGATCTCTTTTAAGCATATACTATAGTTATTAATTGTGTATTTAGATATAACTGTATTTTTGTTCTTGTAAATAATTTTATCAAGAGTGAATTTTTTACTGAACTTTCGGGAATCTTTATATGTAAGGAATAGAACCTGAATTGATCTTAGCAATCCATGAAATCTCTGGTTATGAATTTCTATACTATCTAAATCAATTTTAGATGGTTTTCGTTTAGAATCATTCAAATGTTTCGTTATGTATTCTTTTTCAATCCTACTTTTTATTTCTTTGTAATCAATGTCAAAATAATAATAGTCACCCATGTTTCGTTTCATGTTAATGATCGTTGACTGGAAGAAATCCAATATTGAATCTTTTTGTAAATAAGAATTGAAAAAAACATACGCATTCCTTGATATATTTTCACATTTCTCATCATTTGATTTACACCATTCTATTTTGCTTATTAAATCACTCAAGTCACGTTTTATTGGTATATAATGTTCATATGGTTTTAATTTATTAGAATACCAAACTTTCCACTCACTTTCAACTATTAACAATAAACTATTCGTGCTTAATTCAGATGATAGACGAAATGCCGAAACATGTCCATCTATATGAACAATATATTTATATTGACTTTGTTCTTCTAATGTCATATATGGTAATAGTTTAAAAGGTAATGATTCTATTTTAATGGTCTGTAATTTTCTGCTACCACTCAATTTACGTGGTCTCAAATTCCATTTTGTTATACCTGCGTCGAGATACGGCAAGTTGTCTTTCTTGTCAATTAAATTCAAAGATGACATATATGATATTTTAAGACGCTGATTAGTTTCTATTGTCACTCCTCGTCCAGTTGAACTTCCTCTGAAAACTGCGATGGGTTTTTTATTTGACCAGTCGGTTTCTTTTTCAATGTTTGAGATTCTTGTATTCGGGAAATAAATATTTTCTAAAGACTGTACTCTCGCCCAATCTTCATGTGTAGGAATTAATATATCCTCAAATAAATTAGATTTACTCATAGACAATATCGGACAGTATTTATCGTATTCATGTGATTGTAACTTCTTTTTGTCAGAATTCCAAATATCAAAATATGGTTCAGAACAATTTCTCGTGTGAAGAGGAAAATCTCTTCTATTTATAAAAAATTCCATATCCGGAACGTTTCGTTTCTTGCACAATTCCTCAAGCATATTCTTGAGCACGCAAACGTTCGTATCACCTTCATTAATTGGATATTCATATCTCAATAGATAATTGTTGCAATACCAAGTATTATGATTTCTATTCACATTTCGTTCATTGTATTTTCTATTCTCTTTCTCACAAACGTACTTTAAAATATACTCCATATTTGAAGTGTCAACATTGGAGCTCCATTCATTTATAAAATTGGCATTTGAAAATGGCAAAAATACTTTCAGCTCATTATTCATAATCTTGACAAACAAACCTTTTTTAAACTTGTAAAATATATATCGGAATGTGTTTAGAATTGAAGATCCATCTATATCTTTGTATTTTTCCCAAATGTCTTCCGACGGTGAAAGGTTTTCATTTCCCGACATCATTTTTGAGAGTTTGTATCTTTGAAACTGTTCTTCATCTCCAGCAGTAAAATGCGTCTGGTTGAAATTTCTATATCTAGAATTGGTTTGTTTTTTTTCTAGATATTTGAAACTGATGGCTTGTTCCTTGTCGGTAAAAAAGTCTGGGTATACTTGAAACTCTGACGATGTTGTATTTGATGTCATTAAATTATAGGTTTGATCATTTTAAATTAAGGTTTTTCATCTGACGTTTTTGTTTCAAGTTTAGTCTTCTTTGAGTCTTCTTGTTTAACAGGTGTTGAATCATCATCACTATCACCGCGTTTACGTTTTCTACAATTTTCTTCTAAACCAATAACTTCATGATCATCTTCACCTATTTAAATGTCATCGAAAGCAGCGTACAAAGAATCAAAAGAATCATCTGATTTTACATCTGATATTGGAGATATCGGAGAATATAGCTTCAAATCTAAACTTGAAGATTTTGTTGTATCAGAATCAGAATCATCATAACGTTTATCAAGTTTAGAAGGTCTTATAGGTGATAAGAAAGAAGATTCATCTCCTTTCTTATCAGGATCCATACCATCACTTTTTCTTCTCTCAACAGACTTCCTTTTCAAAGATTTCTTTCTTTTGGAAACAGACTTCTTTCTCTTATCAACAGATTTCCTTCGGGATATCTTATGTCTAGATGACTTCCTTTTCGGTTCTGTAGACTTTTTTCTACCATATTTCTTAACAGATCGTTTTTTATTCATTTATTATACATATACAAAAAACAAAAAAAATTGATTTAAACATTTAAAAAGTATTGTTAAAGCATAAACACAATGACAAGCGAAAACATTCCGATTGGAAACGAACCAGAAGTTGAGAACCTAGAATTTACTAGAGAAAACATTGACAAAAATAAACAAATCCGTTTAGTGGACACCGACGATGAAACAAAGCTAGAGCTATTTTCCTACATCAATTGCGAAGCCAAGGATAGCGAGCTTGTAAAGCAGTGTCGCGGAACTGTTTTTCACGGAGATCAAATTATTATGAAGGGTTTTCCCTTCACAAACGAATATAATGACTTTGACGATATTGAAGAAATCAAGAAGAATGTTGATTTTGAGAAGCATGTATTCTATGATTCTTATGAGGGTGCATTGATTAGAATGTTCTATTTCGCTGAAAAATGGTTTATCTCTACGAATAGAAAGCTTGATGCATTTAGAAGCAAGTGGGCATCAAAGGAATCCTTTGGATCTTTTTTCAAGAAGGCATTGCAGTATGAATTTGAGTACAACCAGCGTCTGAATGAACATGTTGAATATAATCCATCAACTGATTCCGAGAATGTTATTGAAATCTTTCAGGACAGAGTTCTTGACAAGACAAAGCAATACATGTTTTTGCTATTGAATAATAGCGAGAACCGTATTGTTTGCGAGTCCCCGACTAATCCAACGTTGTATCATGTTGGAACATTTGTTGATCACAAATTGACAACCGGTGATGATGTCTTTATCTCTCATCCTAGAAGACTTGAATTCAACAACATTGATGAGCTATTGAGCTATGTGTCTAATTTGAATTACAATAAATTACAGGGAATTATTGTGTTTAACAATGAGAATACACAATTCAAGATTCTCAATAAGGATTATCAATACTTGTACAAGGCCAGAGGAAATGAACCAAGCATCAAGTTTAGATATCTACAAGTTCGCATGGATAAGAATGCCAACGATTCCTTGAGATATCTATACCCTGAATCCTGTCCTGAGTTTGAAAAGTACGAGAATATAATTTTCTCTATCGCTGAAAGTATAACTAAATCATACATTGAGAGATTTATAAAGAAGAACTACGTAACTGTGCCTTCGGAGGAATTTCATGTTATTAGACAGTGTCATTCATGGCACATTGAAAATCGCCTGGAGAATAAGATCAATTTACATAAAGTGATTGAAATTTTGAACGCGCAGCCTCCAACAAATATAAATAGAATGATCAAGAGAAAGATTCTTGAGGAGAAGGAGAAACTTAACCCTGAAAATGCTGAGCGTTACATCAATAACAGTGTTCGCAACAGCAATTTCAAGAAGCAGAGAAAGGAGTATGTGTCAATTCTAACAAAGAAACCTGTAATAAGCCAGGTCTAAGTAAAAAGTTAATTCATAAATAAACAAATATATATTTATTTAAACTATTATTTCTTATCCACTTTTTAGGATAAGAAAAAAAATAACATCTCACGGGTTTACTTAAGTTTCTGCCTGTTTTTCCACAACATATTAGCACGAGTATTGAGCTGTTTGCTGTTTAAATTAGGGTGTTCCTTTTTCAGGGTCTCTATCATACTTTCAATAAATACCTTTTTTGTTTTTATCTCCCCAACCACAGCTGGCGATGATGAAGACAATGAATTGCTTTCACTTTCAATACTTCTTAAAAAGTTTTTCTCATTCTGAAGCTTTGGATTGATCAAATTACTATTCCTATTTTCATTCTCTTTGTCTTCATAGAATTTCAAATTCATTTCATCTATCTCATAGTTTATTTTACTATCCGGATTAGATTTGCAATATTGAATAGCAGTCAAACATCCTATCTTGCCATCCGCAAATTGCCCTACGTAATATGCAACAATACCTAGAAGATGCCATCTCTTGTAATCATAATCATTTCTATTCACAAATAAAATAGCATCTTTTGGATATGGTATGCTACATGCCAATTTAACATAAGTAAAAGCAAGTAACCAATTTTTGATGTTTATATAGTATATGGCAAGAAATAGTAATGGTTCCGCACGTGGCGAATGCTCAAATGCTTTTAAATACCATATATATGAATCATACCAACTATGACCTAATTTCTGTGATAACTCACCACATCTCAAAAATGCATGGAATTTCTCCTCTTGAAATCCTTCTAATGTTGTTCTTATCTTGTAATAATAAAATGCATCTTCATTATGAGATAAACAAGAACATGTTTGGGCGAGATAAAATACTGTACGAGATTCCGTCGGATCTTTTGTAAATTCCGTTAATAAAAGTTCTTTATCTCTGGCAAATCGTTTTCCAGATTTATCGTCATCTTGTGTTCTGTCTTGATACAAAACAGTGTTGTCAGGCAATTTAACAATAGGATGCTTTTCATACTCTTCATTTCTTGTTTTTATATACTCATGTACAACACCAAGATAATACCATTCCTTTCTAGATTTAATAAAACGCACATTAAAATATTTATCAATCACACCGCTATACCACTCTTGACACAACAAAAATCCTGAGGATGGATTGTCAATGTATTCTTCGGCGTATTTTCTTAGAAATTCCTTCCCTCTAATTTCATCATTTACATCCATAAGCAATAAGTAATCAATATCATCAAATGTATACGCGAAATCCAATGATTCGTTCCGTGAAACTGAGAAATTCACAAACGTCCCTTCTTTTAGACGAAATGGTATATTATTAGTTTCGCAAAATGTTCTCGCTATTTCGATTGTATTATCTTCCGATCCTGTGTCGTAAATAACCAACGAATCTGCAAGTCCTTTTATGCTATCCAAAGAGACTTGTAATCTTTTCTTTTCATTTTTAACCATCATCAACACTGCTATATGTACCATTTCAATTTTTATTATGTTGATAATTTTTTTTTAAATCAATGTTCTTCATGATGAAAAAAAATAAAAAAAAAATATGTTAATATAAAAAATGTCTGTAGATGGAAGAATAATTGCAATTATTATAACTCTTATTTTAGCTTGTTTAGGAGCAATGTTCGGGTTTGGTTATTTATATGGCACATCAATATGTGAACCAACAAAATGTCAGTCAACGCAAATCCAATCACAAATTGTTAATCCCCAACAACAACTCGTTAGTAGTATTGAGGCAATTGTTAATTCAAATGAAGGATTTCATGTAATTGAAAATTTATTACCTACTTGTCATAAATATAATTCTAAATATAAAATTATGTTTGTCAATTTATTGGACTTTTTAAGTGATCAAAATGGAAATTTTTCAACATATTTTAAATATCAAGATGAATTTAGAGATGATGTGGATGAAACTATCAATATACAAGACAGACGGTCTAGTCTTAATGCTATTGATGCTCCAAAAGAATCTATAATAAAAAACAATAAAATAGTAACAGATAAAATTAATAACTTTAGAAACAAAATAATTAAAGGTGTGGATTTAGATTACTATGAGATATTCAAAGAATATTTTTCTCAGGACGTAACAAGACCTATAGAATATGGTTCAATTTGGGTTACAAATGGACTTTCTAAACCCATTGCATCATTATCCGATACTGATATTACGATTATTGCATCAAATATGGTGTTTAATTTTTTGCCCATTTTATTAGTAAAATTTTGGGAATTGGGTAGTTCTGTTGAATATGAAATTTTATTTTATGACAAATATATCGATGAAATTGTTTATCATCCAGATTTTCGTCTTTTAATGTCTGATAACGATAAATTCTTTTCAGAAAAGATTCAAGGTAAAATATCGCAAAATCTTGTGAAAGCTGAATTGGAAAACAACTTAATAAAACCTCCTAATGATAACTTCATAAAAGACATCATAAGCCTTATAAAAGAAAAAAATCCAGAAACTTCAGAAGCCGATATTGAAAAAAATATTATGAACATGAAAATGGAAAAAATCTTCAAAGATCAGTATGATGATTTTCAAAATCAGCTCATGAAGTTTGGAACAACCAAAATAACAAAACTTTTTAAAATCATGATACTAAATGGTAATTTAGGAGGAGGAGGATCAATGCCAGCACAACCAGGATTTAGATACAATACAACTAAATATTTCCAAAAGATTGATAGTGCAAATATAGATACCTTGCCTAAATGCTCATAGGTAAATTCATATAAGAAGCTTATTAGTATTCATAATTAACATTATCATTATGAATATATAAAATAAATTAGATACTTATGACCGTTAATAATCTAGATCGAGAACACTTATTAGAGGCGATAATAAATTTAACAACTTGAAGGACAATAACACCACACCCATTCATGTGTCATTCGCAATTTCAGATAAATAGTTCAATATCTGATTGTTTTCTCTCTCAAAAGTTTTAAATGGTCTCAAACAATGATAATCTGTGTATTCGCCATTTTTGATTTTTTCAATAAGTGAAGAGTCATTTAAGTTAAACGTAAATCTATCTAATCTATTGAATTTCGTTTCATCATCTTTCAGAAAAACAAATTTACCGCTCTTTTTATCCCAATCAAATATGCGATTGTAAAGATAAAGTTGATCAGTATTCCATCCTGATTGATTGTGGCCATCCACATATTTTATAGAATCATTAACATCTTTTATTCTTGAATGGATGTCCTCTATATTTTGAATTTTCATAATATCTCCCCAACAATCACTCGTCGCTACATTATAACACATTGCAATCTCATTATACTCAAAAAGAACGTTCCGTAAATAAATGAACTTGTCGTCAGTATATTTTTCAATATTCTTTGTGAAATAGATTGAATTCATCGGTATCATATCTATATCACTTATAACGATCCCATTTTTATAATTTCTCAACAAACACGGATAAAAGATTCTAATAATCTGACTAATAAACGATGTCGAGATATTCTCGTCAGGATGTGAGTAGCATATGATATTATCAGAATATTCCTTATATTCGTCTGGTATGTAAGATGATATAAGAATGATTTTGACATCTATTTCAGGATATAATATTTTCCAAGACTTTATGAAATATGGTATGAAGTCTAAATATAATTTGTTTAAATTACAGGATGTTAGCACACAATCTAGAAGCATTTTTTTATTTACATCATCCCAAACGTTTTAAATTAATTCCACTATCACTGTTTTGCGCACTCAGAAAAATGATTTTTTATAAAAATAAACTACGATTTTTCATACCTTCAAAAGTGAATAAATATGAATATTTACATACCAACTGATATAATTTATTATATCCGAGACATGGCATTTGATACCCCGAAAAATAATTACAGAAAGGTTATGAACGAGTTAGAAAAAATCCATTGTCACCCTACATGCAGTGAGATATGCTCTTACAAACCTGTATTTACTGATGGCTCATTCATAAGAAGACCGATTCTTATATCACAATGCCGCAAAAGATGTACTATTTGTAACTCTAAAGTGAGCAGAGATTTTCATACTTTGTGTCATTCTTGTTGTGAAAAAGGAACTATGGAATTTAGCTACCATCATAGTATTTGCCCGAAATAAATAAACTCAGAAAAAAAAATTGATTTTTTAGAAAAAATGATTTAAAGTATAGCATCTAATAACAAAAGAACAAACCAATCAAATGAACACTCAACTAGTAACAGCCGATGGCTATGATACCTCAAGAATTATCTTCCAGGAACCAGTTCCCGGAAGTATTCCTGACAGCAAACCCGCAATCACTTACAAAAGAATTCCCATTGAAACTGTTTATGACGACGGAACAAGTGGTCCGTTGATTCTATCAACGGAGGAAGTATATTCTTATGGAGTAGGGGAAAATACAAATATTGAAACTGGAAAGGTAAATGGATTCGTAATGCCTTTAGTCTTATATTCTAGAAATGGTCCAACTAGGTTGGAAAAGGCATTTGTTGAAACATTTAACAATATCGTTGACAAATGCAAGGAGCATCTAATTGATAACAAGGTTGCTCTGGATCTTTATGACCTAGAATTGAGTGACTTGAAGAAGCTCAATCCAATTTACCAGAAGAAGGAAAAGGGCAAGATTGTTGAAGGAGCATCTCCGACTCTTTACGCAAAGCTAATTGTTTCCAAGAAGCAAGGAGAGAAGATTATCACAGTTTTTCATCACACCGAAACTAATGAAGCAATCAATCCTCTAGACTTGTTGGGAAAACATTGCAGAGCAGTTGCGGCAATCAAGTTTGAATCCATTTTTATCGGTGGTGGTAATAAGATTTCTCTCCAAGTCAAGTTGTATGAGTGTCAAGTTACTCCTATTGAAACTGGATTTAAGAGTCTCCTTCAACAACGCCCAGTTTCAAATTCAAGGGTTTTAAATGAATCAAACAGCAAGATTTCTTCTAATCCAATGTCATTGATGGATGATGATGATGATGACGCTGGAAGTCTTGTTGGGATGGATGAAAAGAAGGACGATGATGATGAAGAGTCTCATGTTGAAGAAACGATCAAGACAATTCCAAAGAAGGTTGTCAAGAAGATTGTGAAGAAGGTCGTCCCTAAGTAAATATAATTGAAATAAAGTATAAAGTATAAAGTATAAGTATAAATACAAATTATAAATAATTTTAAACTTGACCAGTTTAAAATTTACATTCGTCTGATCTTTATAAATGCAATGATCGCAAATATTCCAACTATTAATTCCATTTGGTCTTTAAGTCCTGCGAAATAGTAAAAATCGCGAAATTTGATTTCAATTCCACACAAATTGTTGATGTAATCAGTTGACCAGCATTTGTCATCATTTGTTTTCCAGTGAACGAGAATAATTATCAATGTTGCTATGTACGAAATCAGAACCTTTTTGTAAGAACTCATCCACCCTATTAAACAGAATGCAGATATAAGGTGATGCAGAAAAAGAAAAGGCATAAATCTTGGATCGCTTTTGCATTTACTATATATTTTTTTTGATGTTGATATATCAAGAAATAAACTCACGATGCTTACTACAAGCAAAATTTTCAATTCATCTCGAAAATTCATTTATTATTCACAAGAGACTTTTAATTTGAAATAATAATTGGATCATAATGATTGCCATCTTTCCAATATAAATTAACTATCTTTACATAATTACCGTCTATTGGAAGCATTTCTATTTTCTTTGTTTTATTCGCATCTATAAAAACATTCACTTTGATTCTCCATATATTGCATGCTGCGAGAATTTCATTTGATCCTCCCCATATATATGGAGATCTCATTTTATTTACATATAATGGATCATCTAGTTCAAGTATAAATTTTGTATCCAAATCCTTTATTATAGGTTTATTTGATTCCAAATAATTACAAATTTCTTGACGTATGAAAAATCCATTAAGATTCAAAAAATACCCTATGCTATCAAATAAACAACTCATTTTTATATAAAACAAAAAGAATTTTATAAATAAATATTTATATCTGACTCCCGTATATTAAGCAGTTTGTTTAACACTCTCTTCAATTTTAACGACACTAATAACAACTGAATTTCTAGGAGTTATGATATCCTTGCCTCTTATTGATAAGATTAATCCTTGTACGATTCCTTTTGGAACCACAGAACTTATAAATGGTAGAGTTTCACTAATAACTAGTGGTAATACAATTCCCAAAACTGTAAGGACTATTGAAGTTGTGCTTGGATCACAAGTGCAAGCAATAACTCGTTCACTTATGTCAGCCGTTACATTCATTTTTTATTTTATTTATTTAATGTCAACATTTTATTAATGTAAAATAAGGTTCATATAAGGTCAACGAAATTTGCATATATTTGATAAGTTTATTTATAAAGAAAAAAACTTCTTAATAAAACAAATGTCATCTTTTTTAACTGTCATACTATATAATGGATTATGTAATAGATTGCTCCCAATCATCTCGGCGATAAGATTAGCACGAAAATGTAATAAAAAAATTAACGTTGTTTGGACTTACACCCCTCAAAGAAGCTGTTTATCATATTATGGCGATCTTTGTAAATTCCAGGAATTGTTTTTACCTGTGGATGATTTGGTTTTTGATTTAGACATTACAGAGTATGAAAAAGTATATGAATTTTATTACTGGCTTAATTTAGACTTAGTAATTGATATAAGTGTGAAGGGTAATATAAATGTTAATTACGCACTTTATCCTATTATATCAAATGAAGATGATTCTGAACTTTTCAGAAACTTTAAGAAAACACTCAATCAACCAGGCGAACTCGTCTTTGACATGGTTGGTAATGAAATTGCTGATGAAATGAAGAAGTCAATAATCCCTATACCTGAATTACAAAGTGAGATTGAAAAGTGTTTTACAGACTTTTGCAGTGAAATGATTGGAATTCACATCAGAAAATCAGATGGAGGATTCAAAGAATATAATTGGGATGCAATCATTAAAAAATTAATTAAACATTCTAAAGATTGGGTTAATGCTTCTCCTAACAGAGGTATTTTTCTTGCAACAGATGATGAAAACGTTTACATTGAATTTGCTAGTAAACTGGGGCACAAGTTAATCTTTTATAATCCACCTGAAAAACTATGTAATTACGGATCATCGTCAAAATTTAACAATGACAAATATAATGTTTTTTCAGCTGTAATTGAAATGTATCTCTTAGGAAAGTGTAACAAGATGATTATTGGAACAGTTGATAGCACATTTAGTATTTGCGGAATGTTATTGGCCGACAAAGATGTTATTAAACATTTAATCAATAGTGAAGAATCTGTCCCTGAATTTGTTTAGGGTTATATATGTTTATTTTTCTTAACTAACCAAACTTAGTTAAGAAAAAATATAACAAAGGAATTTTAGCATTCATTATTTCACAATTCGGAATGTTACATAGCCATTTTTTCTTGTTATTTTTATAATATCCCCTTTATCATATGAATAAAATCTTGCAACAGGATCTGTTTTCAATATGATCGGGAAATTGTCACTGTACTTTTTCTTGAACTCTAAAAATTCAGGGGTTCCTTTCTTGCAGTAAATTTCATGTTTTGGTACTAAGTAATGTTTCGTTATATTATATTGTAATTCGTCTGCTTGAAAAAGCTCAATCTTGAAATCCTTCGTATCACTTATAATTTTTTTAGCAACAGGAGTGACATTATCTTTGTAAACTATGATAGAATGCCATAAATTCATTTTCCGCATCATCAGAATATATTCCTGAATACTATCAACATTGAACTTTGATGAATTAGTCAAGAAAATACACATCAAATTTCCATCTGGCTTCTTTGCAAGGATACGCTCATCATCCTTGTCAATGATTTCATAATTTCGCTCAATAATCATTTCAATACAAATTTCATACGCTTTCTGCATCATTTTAGGACAGGTTGTTAGATTTCAGATATTTTTTGTTCTAATTTTCATTTTTATTTTTTCATATTCATCTTCCTCTGAATAGTATAATATATCTGACATCGTATTAAATCTTAATTTTTTCTTTCTAAGTTGCTTTTTCTTATGACGACGATTTATATTGCGACAATATATATAATAAAATAACGAAATGCATAACAACAATATTGCAAACAAGAAATAATATACGAACATTTTTAATATAATGTATTATTTTTATATTTTTATTAAATAAAAATGATTCTTATTAGAGACGGAAATGCGACCATGAATCAAATTATTATTCCTAAAGGAAAGAAACACGTATCAAAAACAAAGTTTGAGGGTTCCGCATATTTCAATGTCATAGTTATGTATTTTCTTTCTCATAAACATGACGATTGCTGTGTTGTAACACCTCATAATTACGAAACCGACTCTGAAAAAAATATTCACTGGTTTGAAGAAGATGATGACCATGAACATAATGAAGCATGCGTTCTTCTTCCGAAAAGGTTAGCTGATATTCCACACGATCAAAAAGATGTTTCATTAAGATGGATACAAGAGAAAAAGAAGAAAAGAAAGATATTAACAGCCGACGATCTAAATGAAAACGATGACCATGGCTACATTTCAGTTCCGAAAAATTTCTTCAATAAATTCACTCAATGCCCTTCTAAACGATTCATAGTTTTTCCTTTTGGTTATAATTGCATTGACTCGGGTCATGCAAACTACATGCTTTATGATAGAAAGTTAAAAAGTATGGAACGTTTTGAAACATTTGGACGAATTAATAGTGTATGTTTAAACCCACCTAATCTAGACAAAAAAATCCTAGAATTATTCGTTAACAAATTCGGGACTGATTTCATTAAAAACTATTATACTCCTTTGTCATATTTACCAGACGAAAATTTTCAAACCATTCAAGAACGAGAAAAAGAATGGATTGATAGAGATGAAGAAGAAGAGCCTGTTGGTTATTGTTCAGTTTGGTCAGCATGGTATATTGATCTCAGACTTTCTAATCCAGATATTGACAGAGAAAAGTTGGTTCAACTTGCATTAAATAAGTTGAATAAATTACCTATAACTTTAACGTCATTTATACGAAATTATAGTTCAATGTTAGTAGATATAAGTAATGAAATAAGAAAAATATACGCAAAAAAGACAAATGCGAAAAAGAACTCTAGAAAAAAGAAGTTGCTATCAATTTAAAAACAATATCTTAGATATATAAAGATGAAAGGAAAGGACGAAATTAAAGAAGGCGAATCTGAGGAAAAACTTGAATACGATTCTTTGACGGTTAAAGAAAAGATACTTTTATTAAAAAAAGAGATCAAGAAAATTGAACACGAGATTGCCATATGCAATCTTGTTTATAGCTGTCATGGCGAAGATACATATGAAGATCTATTTAGAGATAATGTTCCTTTGCTTGAAGAGAAAATTAATGGCATTTTGTTTGCCATTCATAATCTAGAGAATGGTTTCTAAATGAAATGAATTTTTATTTTAAAAATAAAATAAAATTCTTCTATTATTACTTCAGTTTATTGTACTTATCAGTCAAGAATACGAACGAATCAATCCATTTCCAAATAGTATCCTTGTCTTCTTTGTCCAAACGATTTGATCTCCAAATATTTTGGAACTTTGAAACCTTATTTTTAACTCCGCTACTACTTAGCCCGGAATTATTATCGGCATTTGTATTAATCAACCCATCAAAAAAGTTATTTTCCTCTAGGAAAAACTGCTCATTCCTTTCCTTAATGATTTTTCTAATCTGTTGATCATTCTTGTTAAGCTGAAAACTAAACATTTCGGTTACATCTTTGATTGGTATTTGATCCTTTAGAAAAATTCTCAACATAACCAAATCTCCCATTTCTGGAAACTGATCAATCAATTCATCAAAAAAAGATATCAAATTATTTTTAAATTCCTTCAATACTTGAATTTCACTCATTTATATTATATTTATCGTTAGTATACCTTTAAATATATTTATATTTGCAAATCTAAAGAAATGTATAGATATAAACATGATAATTTATGTATTGAAACTACAACACGGAAAATATTACGTTGGGAAAACGAATAATTTTGAAAAACGAATGCATCAGCATGAAACAGGCATTGGAGGTAGTTTCTGGACAAAACTACATAAACCAATAGAAGTCATTCGCAAATTTGAAATTAAATCCAATTCTTTCAACAAGGAATTCATTTATGGTCTAGAAGAAGATAAGGTTGTAAAAGAAATGATGTGTTTGTATGGAATAGATAATGTTCGCGGAGGATCATATGTAAGAGAAACGATTGATCCTGAAATTAAAGAATTTCTTACAAGAGAAATACTCTTCGCGAAAGACTTGTGTATTTCATGTGGGTCAAATAAACATTTTGTCTCTGAATGCGATGTGGTAATTACATATGAATGTGATATCTGCAAGATGGAATTTGAAAATAAGGCAGAATGTGAATATCATGTCAAAAATTGTGATAACATTGTAATTCAAATTGAGCCAGATGAAAAAACTAATACATGTTGTTGTATTATATGTTAATTTTGATTTTGATTTTGATTTTTTCTTAACCAACTGAGGTTAAGAAAATAGAACTTAACATGTTTTTAACATGTTTTTAACATGTCCGGTTTTAAAATGTATGTGAATGAATCAGTGTTAGCGTATTTATGTCCTTTGTTATACAATCTATCATTTACTTTTATCGGTGATACCCTGTGTTCTTTTTGAATAGAATTTATTTCCCTTGATAAAGATTCTGGTTCATTATTTACATTGAATTTTCCTTCGGCTGTGTAAGTTCCGTTGTTATTTACACTTTTTATTTCGCCGACAAAAGATGTGGAATTTATAATACATACTTTCTGTTTGACATTGTATTTTGGATATAGAAACATTGTTTTTTTTATTTATATGACTTTTTTTATAAAAATAATAAAATCAAAGCACTAACTCACCAAAACAGCTAAAATTTTGCTTGGAATACTTTATTCCCGTGATTTTAACTTTTATCTCGTCACCTTCTTTGATGCATAATTTATCTAAATTGAAACTTTTATTGCTAGGTTCAAATTTGAAATCATTCAATGAACTCAAGGGAATCAACACCTTGAATTTTCCACATATATCAATGAATATACCACCACTGAAAATCATACAAATTTTATCAGAGAAGACCTTATTGATCTCTGGTTTTAACATCTCGGCTTTGATTTTAACCTCAAAAATCAATTCGCAATTATTATTTGAAACGTAATTATCAAGTATCTTAACAAGTTTAATTACATTTATGACATATCCAAACTCCTTATCACATTCATTTTTTATTGATTTTTTTATGTAGTTAAACAAACTAGTCTTTATATTTTTATCCAAGAATTCGGGATTGATGCAAACTCTTTTTTGTATATTTAAAATAGTAGTCATTGATTCATATTTGATTACGCAATATTTTTTTTAACTCAATTTTTTTATTTCTAGTTATAAATAAAATATGTTATCAATAGTTGCAAATCAATTAATTTACCCAGAGGTTATTATAAAAAGCACAATTACAATAACATCAAGTTTAATTAATAGTATACAATATCTAAATGCTATAACGAAGAAAACAAATAACAACGAATTGAATACGTATCTTAACTTGAATGAAGTTGTTGAAGACATCGGCATCATAAAAAGTTTCATTGAGGAAAAACAGAATTCCAATTTAGAAAGCAAAACTATGAATATCTGCATTGAAAATTTGAGTATCATACTATCAGAATTGGAGTACAACATAAACTCTATTACACGTAAAATAGAAAATCATCACAATCTTTGGTTCAATTATTTTAGATCATACAATATATCGTCCGAGAGTAGCAAAATACCGAAACTCATTGAAAAAATGAGGCACCGTTTTGAAATTTTAATTAAAATTTCGTCTGTAATTTAAAATATATTTACATTATATAAATGATCATTAGCTCAAATATAAAGAGGTCAGGTAAAAAACGTTCAAGAAGGAAATCCAAAACAAAAAAAACAATTGAACTGCTTTTCAAAAAAGTTGAACAATTGAATAAACAGGTTAAATCACTAATAAAAAAAAGCAAAAAGAAGAAGAGCAAGAAGAAATATATCATTTTGAGACAAGCTAATACAAAGAATGAAGAAGAAAATCCATACAAAGATTATAATCCATATGAAAAGAAACAAAATAAGAAACCGTACGAATTCGAAGAAGAGATTGAACAAACATTTGACGATGAATATGATATAAATTCTATTCCAACTCCTTATAAAAACAAATCACCTATAATTTTCAGTTCTCCAAATAAACGTTCTCCATCGCCGAGATTTTCATCCCATAGAAAACGTTATTCATCGCCTTCTCCAATGTTTTCATCACCTTCTTCTTATCATTCACCTTCATCACCTTCATCGCCTTCATCGCCTTCATCACCTTCATCACCTTCATCGCCTTCAACTCAATAGCTGAGTATAAACTCTAATATGTTTTTCTTAACTTTAATAGGTTAAGAAAAAAAATCATATATTCATCTACTAATCAAGCATTTCCTTTGTTTCTTGATATCCAGATGAAAATAAATTTAATTTTTCTATAGAATTGATTTTGAAATCAAAAAATGTGGTATTTCTATTAGATGATAACTTGATTATTTTACATTTCGACGACGCATTCTTTATTTTTAACTCTGTGCTTTGTGATATAGGAATAAACATTAACTTATATATATACTCAATTATATTTATATCATTCTCAGTATTGAAATGTTTACCTTCTGCATCTAAATATATTCCAAGAACTCGTTGACCAATTTTATCTCCTATATCAATACCAAAGTTCTCTGAAATTCCCCCGTCAACATATAAATTTTTACCATACTTGAAATTCTCAAAAATTAACGGCAAATTTGATGACATTCTTATAGCAATCAAGCATGGCAAATTGGGATAATTATCTACTGACAAATATTCTGTTTTATTCTCGGTAAGATTATATGTAATACACGTCAAGTTTACATTGAATTTGGTTTTCAAATCCTGAAATGTTGGGATGTATCCTATTTTTTCTATCGTCATCTTCTCCAATTGCTCATATATACTTATAAATGATGATGCGCCTCCACCATTTATCATCGCCACTACATTGAAATGCTGAATTCTTTCAAGTAACTGATGTGTGCATATATAAACTATTATTTCTATTGGAGTATATCCAATTGCAAGCAAAAAACATATGATTGACCCACTAGAGGTTCCGATGTAATTTTTTATCTCCTTCAAATAAAAATTATCATATAGGTATTGTAATGAACCCAAAATAATTAGTCCTTTTGTTGAACCACCCGATAAAACAAGTGTATCGTAACTTAGCAATGGACATGTTGATTTATCATCATTGACTGAAATCATTTCAACATCCGATGGAGCATCATCATCTTTATATTCTTCACCATCTTTTATTGTTGTTTGTTCACTGTTTTCATTCATATTGAATTATTTTTATTCCGTTATATTGTTCTTTTAAATTTTCATTATTTTTCAACAACTTTCTTAAGAAGAATTAATGATATAATAAGAAGAACGATTATAACACCTGAATATATTGAACGATCATCATTGTAAAGTCTTGAACAAACCATGCAATTAGTCGTATGTTCTGCAACACTTATACAACTAAGATCATCGTTCATGTGATGATGATGCCTCTTTTTATTTTTTCGGCGATCATAAATGTAATCCTCCTGTTGATCATGATTCTGATGATATTGTTCTCGAATCTGTTGCTGTTGCTGTTCTTGAAGTTTCATTTGCTGTTCTTGGAGTTGTCGTTGTTGTTCATCCTCAAACATCTTTTTCTGCATTTCTTCATCTTTAAAGAGCTGATGATTCTTTGTATTCATGCCTGATTCGATCGGAATATTATGATCATGATTCCTGATCATTCTTTTAATCTTGTTTGATTCAGAGGGAGGAATCATAGGATACATATTGCCATCATCAACTTCTGACATTGAAGGCAATTCATCAATAAATGTAACCATATTCTTATTCATTTTTCTATAGTTTTTAATTTATAAAAATAATAAAAAAAAAGATTTTATATATTATTTTTCAAATAAGCGAAGTATATAAAAAATATAAAAAAATGATTTTTAATCATCAATAACTTACAATAATAACAAGAACAAAGTGATGAAAACGAAAGGAATTATAATTGGTGATCAACATTTCAAAGTTTCAAATATACCTGAAGTTGAAGATTATATAAGTAAAATCAAAGTGATTGTTAAAGATCAAGAACCTGATTTCATTGTTTTATTAGGTGACATGCTTGACCAACATGAGAAAATACACACAACTCCTTTGAATAAAGCATATGATTTCATAAATGAAATGCGCCAAATTGCAAAAACTTTTGTAATTGTAGGGAATCATGACATGGAAAATAACCAGATTTTTTTAACCAACGAGCACTGGTTGAATGCAATGAAAGAATGGGACAATGTCGTTGTCGTCGACAAAGCAATGATTCATTCTATTAATAACATGGAATTTGTTTTGTGTCCATATGTTTTCCCTGGGAGATTTGAAGAAGCATTGAATACGATTGAAAACTATGATTGGATGAATGCAAAATGTATTTTTTGTCATCAAGAATTTGAAGGTTGTAAAATGGGTTCTATAATTTCAATCGATGGAGACAGATGGGATTCAAAAAATCCCAATGTCATTTCAGGGCATATACACAAAAACCAAACTATTAATAACATCTATTATCCAGGCTCGTCAATGCAAGTTAGTTTCGGCGAAACCGATCGGAATATCATTTCTTCCGTGGAATTCAATGACGATGAAAGATGCTATATATTAAATGAAATTGAAATTGATCTTCCTAGAAAAAAAATAGTTTATATTGACGTTGATGATTTTGATAGTTTTGACATAAGCAAGAATAAGAACAATGAAAATGACAAGGTAAAAGTAAGCGTATCAGGATCTTACGAAGAATTCAAAACACTAAAGAAAACCAAGAAATACAAAGATATGGTTGATAATGGTAATATTCAAGTTGTATTCAAAACCAAGAAGAAAGAATTAAAGCGGATTAAAGAGCATTTGAGTGAACAAATTGAGAACCAGAAAAACAATAACGAAGATGGTAATGGAACTTTAAGTTTTCAGAACATTCTGAGTGAATTCATCAAGAACGAAAAAAACCCATACTTATTTGAAACATATGAATTTGTAATCAATAATAAATTGGTTAAGTCAGATGATGTCATATATTTGTAATGGCATATTGACACATTCTTATATGAATAAAAAAACAATAAAACAATATATTTTTATTATATCTTTCTTATATAATAAAAATGAGTAAAATAGGAGAAATTGCAATGTATTTTCTTTACGTAAGAGACCAACTAAAAATATATCATTGGACTACAGAAACTTATTCTAGACACATTGCTAGTGATTCGTTCGTCGACAAATTGACTAACAATATGGATAAATTCATGGAAATTATTCAAGGCAGTGAAAACAAAAGGATGGTTCTTACAAAAAAGACAAAAGAGATTTCTTTTGATAATGAGAATGATAAAAGCATCATCAAAGTTTTGAATGATTTCAGCGACTGGTTAATAAACAAACTACCAGCCTATTTACCGAAAAAGAATACAGATCTCATCAATATAAGAGACGACATTCTCGGGGATGTCAACAACACATTATACCTTTTCACTCTTAAATAAAGTATACTTGTTTTTTCTTTCTAAGTGATTTTATTTTTTAGGCGAAAAAAATAAATCGCCATTGGGTAGAAATCCAGATAAATTATAAGATATATTATCTAATAAATTAAATAAATCAGGACATTCTTCTTTTGATTTACATTTATCATAGCTGGAGGAAATATTAATAAAAGATTCAATAAAAATTAGAGGTTTGAATTTATCTATAAGTGCTTTACTGCCATTTAATAATTCAATTTCATGACCTTCAACATCAATATGATAAATTCCAATTGGTCCGATTTCTTTTTTTAAAAATAAACTATCAGTGGTTACAAATAATGTTCTTTCATCATCATAGGTTGTCTTGTTATATTCAACCGAATCATTAATTTTTTTTTCCCATTTCTGAGAGCCTGTATTTTTGAAATTCAAATCATTTGCATCATGTCCCATTATTTGTTCCGAATCAGATAGACCATAATTCAAAATTCTTATATTCTCAATTGAATTAATTTTCGCCATTTTTTTCATAAAATCACATTTTTCCTTTGATGGATCAATCGCGTATACGATAATATCACGTCTTCCTATATTCGTCAGAGCCAATGCTAACGGAATGGCTAAATCTCCAATATGAGCACCTACATCTATAATTCCATGATTTGGTTTATTGAATTTACATTTTTCAAATATAAACTTTTTTTCGTGAATGTCATAATAAGGGTCTGGCCAGTTATTTGTAGTAAAATTACTATTCTCCCAAAAAAACAAAGTATTGTCAAGTGGATTAATTATTTCTACTATTTGTGAATAATTTATTCCGTCAACATCAGCATTATTATCCTGACATTTCTCTTTGCCAAATAAAAAAAATATCAGAATAGACAACAACAACAAAATAAAGACTGTAATAATAATAATAAACATATCAATACAGATATAAATGATATTCTTTAAACTAAATTAAAGATTTCTTAACCAGCTTAGGTTAAGAAATAAATTCAAACAGAATATAAAATTTTATGCACCGCAATTCAGACATCCCTCTTCTTCATCTTTATTCTCTAGTTCCATTTTCAGTTTCTTTTCTTTATTTATATCAAGTCCGAAATTCTGACTTGATGCACCTGCTCTTGTTCTTATATAATAAGATCCTGTTTTGAGACCAAGTTTCCATCCGTAAAAATGACTACTCGTTAAATCTTTGAACGAAGGTTTATCAAAAAATAAATTCAAGCTTTGCGATTGACAAACAAAAATTCCACGTTCGGCAGACATCTTGATAAGCAATTTCTGATCTATTTCAAACGATATCTTGTATATATCCTTAAACATTTTTGGCAATCCTTTCACATTCTGAACAGATCCCTTGTCATACAACAATCTATCCTTTGTATCCTGATTCCACAAACCCAATTCTATTAAATCAGACACCAAATGTTTGTTAATTATAGTAAAAACACCAGATAAGACATTTCTAGTATACAAATTTGATGTAATCGTTTCAAAACTTTCAACATTTCCAAAAATACTTGCCGTTGACGCTGTTGGCATCAATGCTATCAATAATGAATTACGAACACCATGCTTAACGATTTCTTTTCGCAATTCTCCCCAATTCCATCTACCGGAAAGCTCACTATCATTTACACCCCATAAATTAAATTGAAATTCACCTTTTGATAATGGAGATTCTTCAAAAGTTGAATAAACTCCATCTATTTTTGCTAACTCCAATGATGCTTTCATGGCACCCCAGTAAATTGTTTCAAATATATCTTTATTAATTCTCTTTGCTTCATCTGATGTAAAAGGAATGCGTAACATCATGAAAACATCGGCAAGTCCTTGAACTCCTATACCCAAAGGTCTATGCTTGAAATTAGATAACCGTGTTTTCTCATTGGGATAGTAATTTTTGTCAATAATCTTATTCAAATTAACAGTTAGGTCATACGCCAGCTCTGAAAGTTTGTTATAATTAATTTTTGGTGATAAAATCACCCAGCAATCATCATATCCTCCTAGATGTTGTATATCATCGGGTGTTTTGACTGAGAAAAGCTGAGGAACAGTCTCAAAAGGTTTAACCGTTGACATACTTGGATTACTCATTATTCTTAACTTTTCTGCTTCACTCCCATTAATTTCAGTGTATTTCAAATTACACTTCTTCAACAACGATTTCAATAATTTACAGTAGTCACAATCTTCTTTACTGTAAAGTTTCAATTCTTCAGTTTCAAAGAAGTAACTTGCTATTTTTTTCTGTTCATGATTTAACAATTTATACCATTCGCTAATTATATAATAATCTTCGCCAGGTCTTTCCAGAATTGACGGAAGACAAATTGATGCTAGATTACAAGTCGCAATTTCTTTTGCATCTGAATACTCAACAATCTCTGCGCAATTACCAGCAATGACTCCATTAAATATTCCCTTGTGCTCAATAGGTTCATTGAAACAATAAGTATCCTCATACTCATCACATTCTTCAATTGAAACAATCTTTATATTATTGTTACTGTTATTTTCCAATATGTATTCTAAATTTATATTTTTAAGCTTTAGCGGGCTGAATCCGAATTCAGTTAGTTTTATCAATTCATCATTTGTAATCTTAAGACGATAAATAAGTTTCTCTGGTGATTCATCGCTCTGTTCCTCGTATATTTTACTTTTTACGCCTAAGGTCTGTAGCATTAACAATACATTTTGTAAGAATGTCAATGTCAATGAAAAGATATGCATGCTTACACTATTGTTCTTCTCTAGTTTCTTATTCACAACATATCCTTCAGAGTCAAAATAACCTTCTAACCATTTGATTTTCGAGCGCATTGAATTATTAATAGGAACATAAAATCTTGAATTCACATCATTTGAGAGTAATAAAGGCTCGTTGTAGCCATCATATTTTCTATATCCTGAAAAATACCCCTTTATGTATGGATATTTTATATCATCATTATTATTGTAAACAATGGGAATGTCATACTTGACAATTTTCATATTCGGGAGAAGATCCTTTGCTTCAACTATAGTCGCAACATTTTCAATCTTAACATGGAATTTATGATATTCGGTGCTCTTTATATGCATTCCGTTTGAAAATTTGACCTTCAAGAGTTTTTGATTCTCTCCTGTTTTTCTCACAATTGTCTTACTCCATTCAAATCCATTCCAGACTTCAACATCCTGATTTTCTAAATATTTGATATTGAAATATCCATCCGAAGTCAGAATATATGTATCACCTGAGACACAAAGATTACTTGATCTTATAGTTCCGATATTTTTCTGATTGCTTTTTCTATTAACACTATCTTTGTAGCAAATATAAGGCATACCATGTTCAATCTGACTTGATATTATGGCCTCCCATAGTTCACGAGCTTTCATCTTTTTGACAAATTTATTTTCAGAAACATATCCCAAATACAGTTTTTCAAACTCATCTCCGTATAGATTCGCTAAATTAGGACATCTATTTGGATCCATCAAATACCAATCTTCATCTTTCTCAATCTTTCTCATAAATAAATCACATACCCATAAAGCATAAAATAAATCTCTTGCTCGTTCTTCATCTGAGCCTGAATTTTTCTTTGCTTCTAAAAAAGTCAGAATATCAGAATGCCAAGGCTCTAAATACATTGCAAACGAACCCAATCTCTTTCCCGATTGGTTAAATTGTCTGGCAACACTATTAAATGTTTTCAATAACGGCATTAGTCCATCCGAATTACCTCCTGTTTTTCTTATATAAGACCCTTTTGACCTAATTTCAGAAATATGCACGCCAATTCCTCCAGCGAATTTACTTATCATTCCACAATCTCTGTAAGCATCAAATATACCTTCAATTGAATCTTCAACACCTAAAAGAAAACAGCTTGCCAATTGATTTGTATTACTACAGGCATTAAATAAAGTAGGTGTCGCATGTGTGTACATCTTCAATGAAATGGAATCATATGTCTTTTTGACTGATTCCAAATCGTCACCATGAATTCCTATGGCAACTCTTAAAAATAAATGCTGTGGTCTTTCAATAATTTTTTTAACCTTTCCATATTCATTGTTATTTATTCTTAAAAGATAGGATCTCTCCATTGTTTTGAACCCAAAGAAGTCAATTAGATAATCACGAGACATATCAAGCATGTTTTGTAGTTCATTTTTGTATTTTTCAGCGATTGAAACTAGCTCATCGTTAACTAAAGGACTTAATTCACCCAGGATGTCTCTGTTTTCACTTAATATTTTAACCACCTCATAAAAACTCTCTGGTGTATTCTTTTGATGATTTGAAATCATTATTCTGCTACCAAGGATTCCGAAATCGGGATGGTCAACAATCTGATGCATACATACTTGACTTGCTAGATTGTCTAGTTCAGTTGTGGTTATACCAGAATATATCCTGGAACAAATTTTCTGGGTTATCAATATAGGATCTACTATCTCTTTATCAAGACCATAGGTTAATTTATCAATACGAGAAGTAATCTTGTCGAATTGAACAGTTTCCTTATCACCATTTCTCTTTAAAACGTACATTATTATTAGTTACTAAATTTTCTTTTAGATTTTTTTTTCATTTTCAATTTTTTCCATTTTTTAATAAAAATGGGTTCGGTGATTTCTTATCAAAAACAAATTAAAACTCTTCAAAAGAGATATGAAGAACTTATACAGTTAAATACAAAGCTAAACCAAGAAAATGAAAATCTTCTTAAACACAATAGAATGTTGGAGGAAAACAGACATTTGATGATCAAATCTGATATACGTGATTTCATCAATGCCGAATATCTAATTATCAAACAACCTTATAAATACGCAGTCAAGTTAAAAGACAATTTATTGTCCAATGACCAGAACATTTTCTCGGATTTCTTTGAAATAGTTACTTTTAAAGATAGAAAAGGCTATCTTCAATATTCATATTATGACGACCAAATTGTCCAGAATGTTATAAAGAAATACAACATTGATATAGACGAATACTCAATTATAAAGTCAAAAGATCCTAATTTAGTTTCTGTCGTGAATTACACTTTTATACAAGAATATATGAATAAGTGGATGAATCTCAATATAAAAAGAATTACAAAATTTGAAAATGTAATGATTATTACATATATTCCAAGCATTTAAATAATTAAAGAGACTCAAGACATTTGAAACTATATATTCATAATTTATTTTCTTAACCATCAACTTAGTTAAGAAAATACTTCTTAAAATAACTCAACTACTTTTTGAAATAATAAAAAACCGCTATGCAAAATATAATGAACAGTAATGGATATATATAATTACTACTACTTCTTTTCTTTTTATGTTTTTGTTCTTGTTCTTGTTTTTGTTCATGGTTGTCTTCTGATGATGACACTAACGCAAACGCCAAAGGAACGGATGCTATACATACTGGGCAAAAATCTTCTTTTATATTTTTATCAGAACTATTATCCATTTATTTATATCAAATATAAAATTTTTAAATAAACTGAAAAATAGCATAACTATGTTTTTATCACAAATTTTAGTACAAAAATAACTTCTAAATAATTCGTCGTGTTTTTATATTATTGTGCTATATATAAATATGGACAATAACGATAAAAAGGTTTCATTATACATCGCTTTGATAAATATAATTGTTTATTTTTTGTACAAGATTGAGCTCTTCAAAGAAATTCCATGTCAAGATGATCTGATTTCAAATATACAACGTGATTTTATACACATAAAGTTTACACATCTTCTTTTAAATTTAACAGGACTTTATGTTCTATCAAACATTGAAAAAATAATAGGAACCGACAAATTTCTAAAGCTTTTGGTTTTTATTATTATAATAACCTCTTTAATCGAAACTCAATTCTACAATAGTTATTGCTCTATCGGTTTTTCAGGCATTTTATATGCTCTATTAGCCTATCAAATGTTAATTTTGAAGAAAATTGAAGTTGATGTAATTATAGTACTCATATTGTTACACTTCACTCAAGATGGTGTGACATCAAATTCCTTTCATCTTATCGGATTCTTAACAGGCATCGCCGGATATTACGTTATTTAATTTATATTGTTGATGTTAAAACCATAGCAACAAATCACATATCTTTTTTGATTAAGTCATATATAAGTTCTCCTTCTTTGTTGGATAAATATAATGTAGTTTCATCATATGATTTATCTGTAAACACTTTTAAAAAATTCTTTATTGAAGTTTTTTGATGCAAAATTTTCAAATGCCATAAAATAATTATACCTTGTAAATTGTTCCGGTTAATAAAACATTTTTTAAAATATGTACAAACATAATCTACATTAGATGTAATTGGAAAATAATGTATACCTGAAGCGCATATTTTATAAGAAGTATCTAAATCCGCTTCAAGATATGTATTTATTTCATATTTTATAAGCGAATTGTCATAGAAACAATGATGATTAACAATATTTTTTGATTTACAATCTTTTAATCTTCTTATATCACAAACATAAACTCTATCAGTTCTATATTTGCAATCAAGAGCCACAACAAGACTGTCTTTAGGAATTTTTAATAAACATGCAAAATAATCAAATCCATCATAAAGTATTTTGTATCCATATTCATTCATTTATATAATTAAATGCAATTATATAAAACACATTTGTTGTTTCTAATTTGATAAAAATTCTATTATATTCTTTATACAAGTTTTGCTTATCTTTCTTTTTTGATTTTTAGACGTTGTGTATGAAATTCCGTCCAAACACTTGTTATTTTCCTTGATCTTGTCAATCAAATTATTCAGATTCTTGTATTCAGACATGATTGCCGATGCCGTTGTTATATTAACTGTTGGTATTTGCATCAGTACTATCTCACCGAAATTATTCTTTGTTATATTAGCGTTCTTTTTCTTGTTAATAACTGTTAGATATTCTTTCTCGTCATCTACTTCAGACATTATATTGTGTTTATAATAAGGTGTTCTCTTGTCCTCCTTTAGTATTTTAAACGCCGCATTAAAAATAATTAACGCACTTTCATCAACATCTTTACTTCTGAACAACGAAAATCCCTTGAAATAAAACAGAGAAAACATAGATGAATAGATCATATCTTTATCACTATAATATTCACCTATATTGTCACCCTCAATCAAATAAACGATATTGTGATTGGGATGATTGTATTTATCCAGACGAAAACCTTGCTCTCTATATCTATTATCTTTAATAGATGACAAGAGATCACTTAATGTCTTGCGCTCAATTATAATAAGTTCCTTGTCATTCAAATCAGTTATTACAATATCCCCTAACTCCAAATTCTTTGAACAAAGAAAGATATTCTTGAATTTTAACGATTGTTTATCTAATAACTGTTTGCATTTTTGAAAAAGACTCTTTTCTCTACAGTCAACCACTATTTTAATTCCTTTAGTTGAGTCTTTCAATTTTAAGTCTACTTTCATATCTACTTTCATATCTTCTTTCATATCTTCTTCTGATTCTATTTCAAATACCAATTCTTCTTCTGACATAATATTATATAAATAAAGTTATTCGTTTAAATAAAATATTTTTTTTCTTTATAGAATAAAATGGGAGGGGGTCAATCATCAACAAAAACACAATCTTCGAACGAATATTTGAAATCTGAAATTACTGAAGGCAATTTCAAAATAAATCAAGGTGATTTAATATTATATAATGAAAATTCAAAATTGTGCATTGGGACAACCTGTTTATCTCAAACAATGTTAAATGATATTTTATTGGCATCAAATAATTCAATCAATTTATTTCAATCAATTAAAACACCTTATGCAAAAGATAAAGATAACAATGGAGGCTGTAATTATGGCTATGGAGGCGCAATAAATTATTCAACTGATGGAAAAGGATTATCTGGGTGTGAACTTTGTAAACCTGGAACATATAAATCCGAAATATCTAATAAAGAATGTTATCAGTGTCAATCAGGTTATTACTGTGCAACAGGTGGAATGTCATCTCAAACACAATGTTCTCCTGGTTATTACTGTCCAGATAACGGAATGAATTCTCAAAGAATATGTTCTTCAGGTTATTACTGTCAAGATAACGGAATGACTTCGCAAACACAATGTTCTTCAGGCTATTACTGTCCTTTAGATGGAATGACTTCGCAAACTCAATGTTCTCCTGGTTATTACTGTCCTACAGACGGAATGAATTCTCGAAGAATATGTTCTTCAGGTTATTACTGTCCAACAGGTGGAATGTCAGTTCAAACACAATGTTCTCCTGGTTATTATTGTCCTACAGACGGAATGACTTCACAAACTCAATGTTCTCCTGGTTATTACTGTCCAGATAACGGAATGACTTCGCAAACTCA